GGCAATACTCGTAGAGTATAAGCAAGTACTCAGCATGTATAGAGTACTTGATGACGTCACGGTGACCTTGACCTTTGACCTTCTATATGACCTTGACCTACTTCTGTGACCTTCTGGTCTACTGACCTTTGACCTTCTGAGCTGATGGTCTACTGACCTGATGATGGAGAGGATCCGAAGACCTTGGAGCTGAAGGTGGAACACAGGACCTGATGTTAGTGAAGGACAGCAATAGTGTGCGAGTGAGATAGCACTATAGCAACTGTTAGAGCGAGATAGCAATATGAGTARAAGAGATAGCATGCAAACAAACCTTGAGATAATTTATGCGCATTTTATTATCTTGTTATTGTGACCTCGTTTGACCGGCAAACTCGCGTCGAGGCTGGGCCGTGTGCAAAACAGGATGTGGCTGGCCAGCGGACCATTGGCTATAAATAGAGATAACAGCAGAGCGCCATCATCAGTCTACGAGCAGCAGTCGTCGAGTGAACATCTCAGTGAAAAAGTAGTGTTGTGCAAAAGTGGTTCCAGAATATAATCGGTATGTCTATTGCCAGGTTTCTTTGTGTTCGTTCGTTTATTTGAAAAAGTGTACAATCCAAAGTCTTTGTTCTATGAGGCTTATAAGACTGCTAGACTTAATGGTCTAGACTTGTCAATTTTGCCTAAACCTATACTTAATATGCAGCATGATCTAGATAATCAGATTATTGCTTGTGGAGAAGACATAGATCATACTTTAGCTATGGAAGAATTAGAACACTGGGATTGGACAAAACAAAACAGATTACCTTTCCAGTTATATTTAGCTGTTATGCATTTAAATGAAATACCTGAATGGTTAGATGAAACTATGCTGATAGAATGTGTGTATTATTTTAAAGAATTAATTAACCATAGAGACCCTTATGATACTGATGAATTTAATGCATGGAATATGAATGGAAAGCCCTTTAAAACTATGTGGAAAATTTGTAAATTTTGTTATACTAATTGTGAAGATCCAGATGAATACAGATTTATGTATAATAGAACTGTGTTCGTAGAAGATGCTGAAGATATTATAAATAGATTACAAGATGGTAGTAGTTGGTGTCAAATATGTCATACTTGTCCATTGTTTAATATATCTGTAATTTATGAAAACTCTCCTAATAAAAAAAGGAGATACTCAAGTAGTTCAGAAGAGGACGAATATATGTCTAATAGTTTTTATGTAAAACATCCTAATAGTAGACATTAATTACAGATGAACAATGGAGACACCAACAGAGAAACCGATAGTACTACCAGACCTAATCAAGACATTATACGAGAGTCTTCAGGAAGAACATCCCCTAGTGAACAATGTAGCATGGTGGCAAATACATCTAGAAAACGTGAATGGTCACATGGAGGACGAGGAACAATGGCCAGCATTGCAAAAGAATCTCAAGAAAACTTTCAATATATGGCAGAAGAACTGGAAAAAATGGGCAGTGAATTCTTTGGATACGTTACTGGGCAAAGTATTAAACCTTCCAGCGCATATATCAGCGATGTCATTATCTTACGAGATATTCAGCTCCGTGATCAATGTTTGGACGTCTTGCGTGAGTACGGAAGAAGTAGACGAAACGGACTGTTCGGATTTTCTGAAGAAGGAGATCACATCCACGTCATCCACGATTGCTCTTACACCAATCGCAGTTGCAGGGACATCTGGATTAGTCAAGTCAAGCCCTTCGGATCTGTTCAGAAAACTGGCAAACCAGTCAAATTCATCTGGGAATTCAAGCGAACAGACTGGTACGATGTCTTCATCTATTTCTTTGTACGAAAACGGGGAGAGCGTGCAATATACGTTAGAGGAGAAAGTGGGAAAATACCGAGTAACGATGAATGTGTACGATGGACCAGAGAGTTTAAAGAAAGAGAAATGGTATCAAGCTCCGATTGCACGGATTACTATGAGTGTGAACAGCAAGAGCACAAAATTAGCCGTAGATCAGATGCTGGCAGTTCTAACGGAAGACTTTATGAAAAGAAAGCCTATTCGGCAGGGAAATTCGCATACATACGGAAAAAGACAAAAGCGTTATTAAGAAAATATTATGTGTCTCCAGTGAGTGCTATATGTGATGTGCCAGAATTTCGTGATGATGATTTGTTATGTGATCCTAAAAATCGTGATTATATACAAGCAGCATGCGATGACTTTGGTAAGGATTTAAATGCTATGTCTTTGAGAGAAATTTATAATTTACTTACTGAAGATTATAATTTTACTGATGAACAAGAACTTAATCCATATGCTTTGTTTATTTCTTCTATGAAATATGATAATCTTGAGAATTCTTTGAATATTATTATAGAATTACTTAAATTTCAATGTAATGATGATGAAGATTTAATTGTAGAGTTTCTTACTAATTTGGTCAATGTATTAGACCGTCGTATACCTAAGTTAAATGCTTTTCTTATTATATCTCCTCCAAGTGCTGGTAAAAATTTCTTTTTTGATATGATCTTTGGATTATTACTATCTTATGGTCAGTTAGGTCAAGCTAATAGACATAACTTGTTTGCATTTCAAGAAGCACCTAATAAACGTGTATTATTATGGAATGAACCTAACTATGAGAGTTCTTTAACTGATACAATTAAAATGATGTTTGGAGGAGATCCTTATACTGTTAGAGTTAAAAATCGTATGGATGCACATGTAAAACGCACTCCAGTTATAATACTTACTAATAATACTGTACCTTTTATGTATGAAACTGCTTTTAGTGATAGAATTATTCAATACAAGTGGAATGCTGCGCCATTCTTAAAGGATTATGAATTGAAACCACATCCAATGACATTTTTCCTTTTATTGAGTAAATATAATATTACATTTTAATAAATGGTTATGGGATACATTATTGTTTTATTTAAACGTTACCAAGAGTAGCTCCATTACCGTACAATCCATTGAAAGCACTAGTAAGAGAGTTCGGTGTAAGATTAATACGATAAATGGTATTACCAGGGTTAGTATTAGCATCAGTCGAAAATGGAAAGTGTGTAGGCTGAGATTCCATAACAGTACAACTAGACATAACATCAATATAACCCATAGAATCAGTCCATGAATTTAAAGGACTTGAATTTACAAGTAAAGCTCCTGTAGTTAATGCTGGTACAGCTTGAATACCAATATGAACACTTGGTTGTATCTGTGGATTTTCGTGTCCCCAAGGTCCTTTATGTAAAATTTGAGATTTTTCAATGTCAGAATAAATATTAAACAAATTAGCTGGAAAATTGCGAGTCAAATTATGAGTTGATTCAGTAACAGATTGTGTTGCTTCAGGTGGATTTATTACAACAGCTCCTCGCATGTTAACTAAATTATCACCAACAGATATAGTACCTTTTGCAGTAGGTTGACCAATAATTTTATAATTTAACGGTGGTTTAATTAAACCCATTTTAGGTTTATAAGTTACATCAATTAAACATTGATTATTAACAGTTTTAGAATCAAATTGTTGAAGATGTTCAGCTAAACATGGCCAACCTCCAGTACCTTGATTGGTTTGTTGATACATACAATAATAATTTTGAATAAAAGTAAATGAACCAACTTGATGATGAGGATAGTTACCAGCATTACCAAATGCAGCATCATTAGTAGAATCAGCACCATAATAATCAGCTATCATACCTCTATAACCAGTCGTACCAGTTATAGGTTCATATTTTGGTGCACTAGTAGCAGTGGGAATCATAGGTTGATCTGATTGAAAAGCAGTAAATGATCTATCAATACCCCATCCAAGTTTATTTAATCCAACAGCAGTTTGTAAATTAGATATTTGATTCAATGTAGCTTGTTTAGTAGCAGTTGAACTAGTCTCAAATGCAATACGATTAGTTCTGAATATTACTTTAACATTACATTCAACTACTCTACTACCAGGAGGTAATAAATCAAATTCAGATTGGTTCATATACAAAGGCAATTTCTGCCATGGAATTTCAGCCAAACAAGTTGTAATTAAACGATTTACAGCTGTTGTACCAGTACCTGTAGGTCCAATAACATTATTGGCAAGACCAAATATCATAAATTTATGAGACTTTGTATAAGTACTTAATTTTTTACCAAAGTTCGAAAATGGACGAGGAATTACATAAACCTCTTGACCTGAAGTGTTGCCTCCTCCAGATGATGTTCCAGAACCAGTTCCAGGTAATGACATAGCCATTTCAACGTCAAKAGAAGTAGTTGCTCCGGAAGAACTAGGATTTTGAGGATCTGTACCTTGCGAGTTATGTGGAGCGTTATGAGCACCTTTTTTAGAAGGACCTTCTTCAACAGGAGTATCAGCTTTACGTTTTGTTCCCTCTGACATCGGTGAATCTGAAAGAGTTTGTTCTTCTGTGTAAAAGTCCTCTGGTAATTGTATTCCTTCAAAATTATTATGTTTATTTTGCTCAATCCAGTCATGCCAGCTATTTAAGTATTTAGAATTAATTTGACGGGACATACCTGAAACAGAAGGGTAGATTACTCCACTGTGTTTTTCGATAGCTTGCTTAGTTCCAATTCCAATAGCTCCGATAGCAGCTCCAAAAGCGTTACCAGGAGTTTCTTTAAGATTGATAGCATTAACTATGTGATCTAACGCTTTATTGACAAATGTATTATCTGCTTGACTTACTTCTTGACTTGTTTTCGCTTTATCGTATGCTTCGTCGTGTTCCTTAGCGTCTTCGTCTATTTGATTAGTAGGTTGACCTCTGTTAAGTGAATTTCCAGGACCAAGATATTTATATCCGGGAACAGTTAATCCTCGTCGTTCAGCTTCTAATACTTTTTGACTTTTAGCATAAGCGTATCCTTTCCCTTGTGGATAAGCTTCACTTAATCCAGCTAATCTTCTATTGTGATTATAATAACGTAGTAAATCTTTTTTTTCTTGTTCAGTTTCCAATTTTAAATCATCAGGAAATGCACGGTTGAAATCGCCTTGAAATATTCCTCTTCCAAGTTGTTTAGTTTTTTCAGAAATAGCGTTTCGTTGTTTTAAAGGATTGCCTTTTAAATCGGTATAATTTCCAGTTAAAACACTTTTAAAAACGTTTCTATTTCTATACAATACGTCAGCATGTGTTCCAATAGCACCAGCAAGTCCAGCACCAAGTTCTGGTAAACCAACAGCAGCACTTTCTTCTACAGCAGTAACAGCACCTTCACTTAATAATGGAGTTTCTTCTCCAATAGCACCAAGTTCAATATCTTCAGTAGCAGTACTTTCTGGTATAATACGATAACCGGGTCGCGCACGATGTATTAACCCGGCCGTGTAGAAAGACATACTGACTAAAAATAGAACACGTCAGCCTTTATATAGTCAATGGTCCGCTGGCCAGCCACATCCTGTTTTGCACACGGCCCAGCCTCGACGCGAGTTTGCCGGTCAAACGAGGTCACAATAACAAGATAATAAAATGCGCATAAATTATCTCAAGGTTTGTTTGCATGCTATCTCTTTTACTCATATTGCTATCTCGCTCTAACAGTTGCTATAGTGCTATCTCACTCGCACACTATTGCTGTCCTTCACTAACATCAGGTCCTGTGTTCCACCTTCAGCTCCAAGGTCTTCGGATCCTCTCCATCATCAGGTCAGTAGACATCAGCTCAGAAGGTCAAAGGTCAGTAGACCAGAAGGTCACAGAAGTAGGTCAAGGTCATATAGAAGGTCAAAGGTCAAGGTCACCGTGACGTCATCAAGTACTCTATACATGCTGAGTACTTGCTTATACTCTACGAGTATTGCCACCGACGACGACGACGGCAGTCCCTTGCCGCTTCGCGGCGGCCGGCTTCGCCGGCAGGGACTGCCGTCGTCGTCGTCGGTGGCAATAC